CTATTATTATTTAATGTTCCAACTCCTACTTCCCACTCGTTAGTACCTTGATTAGCAATTGTATAATAAGTTGTATTTAAACTTCCAATTGATATTCCAAAAGCTACAAATCCATTTTGAGCTGCGCCCAATGTAAACGCACCTGTACCTGTTGTAGTACTTGTTACTTTTACTCTGTCATTTATTTGTAACGCCATAATTTTTTCCTTATTAACTCATGCTTATAATAGCATCAGCAGCTGTATTAATAGTTGGAAATGCAATTGTAAAAGTTCCATTTGTTGCTGTCTTAGCTCCACCAAAATCTAAAACTACTACTAATCTATTTGCAAGGCCGT